CAAACGAGCCAGAGTAGTTCTGATTCCAAGAGTTCTTTAATCTTGCTACAGCTTCTTTAGATAGTTTGCCAGGATGCTTAATAACACCACCTACTTGTGCAGAGTTTCCTAAGTAACTATTAGCAGTATCGTTAGCTGCAATAGAAGTTGCTATAGTAGTGTTTTGTGCTTTTAATACGCTAACACCCTCACAACCATTAAAGGATAGGTTAAAGAAGTGTAGCATATCTTCTTTCATTACTCCTATCTCATAGTTTTTAATGTCGTAGTAAATATTACCTTCGTGCTTTATTACCTTAACATCTTGTGGGTTGATAGGTATAAGAGATACTGGTCGAGCGTTAGAATCTCTCTCTATATAAAAATACGCATTCCCCTCTAGCAATAAGTTAGTCATTAAAGTATCTAGGAATGTGTACGGTGTCATATACTCGTTAGGATAACGAGCTAGGAGTTGGTAGATTGGATGGCTTACGTCTGTAATCTTGTCGTTATCATCCTCAACTCTATAAACTTTTATGGGTAGACTTGCTATTGATTCACTAATAACTCTAACACAAGCAAAGACTGCACTAAATGTTAGAGATGTATCTCTAGTTACTGCTGTTCTGTTAGCTGCACCATAGCCACCAAATACAGCTCTTAAAAAATTATCGCCCCTCTTCTCAGAACGTAAGAAGTCAAATAGTCCCATAAATTTGTAATTACTTTACAAAGATAACATTTATCGCAAAAGTCAAATCCATAATATACCTCTATCATTATATGCTGAGTCATCAGTATCGTCATTCATATAACAACCTAGAGCCATTACTAATGCAACCATTCCGTCAATCTTTTCTGTTGATTTACTTTTATCCATTTTTATATTACCAGCTGGGTCAGTCTTCATAGCTAAATTAGAACACATCCATCTTAGTACTTTATTACCAGCGTGGTTAATCTGTTTGCCTAGTACAAGCTTCTCTAGTTCTTTAGTAGGTGCTGACATACTAGCAAATCCTTGACCATAGCTTTCCATTGGTAATCCATCTTCTGTCAAGTCTATAACTAACTGGCTTGAATTCCATCTATCGTAAGATATGCTTTTTATATTTACAACCTCAGCCACTTCTTTTATTCTACGCTTTATGTAGTTGTAGTCAGTAACATCTCCCTCAGTCAATTCCATCAGTCCCTCTTTCTCCCAACCTATGTAGTCTACTTGGTCTCTTCTACTTCTTATAAAAGCATTATCCTTTGGAGCAAAGAAGTAAGGTATTACTGTAAACCTATCGTCTTCTGGAATGATTAAAACAAAAGCTGATATATCTCTAACACTTGCTAAGTCAAGTCCAGCGTATGCAGTCATCCCATTATAGTCCTCTAAGTTAATTGGTGCTTTATTACACAACATCCATTGTTGGTCTGATAGCCACTTACTAGCACTACTCATCCATTGGTTAAGGTGTAACATTCTAAAAGTATTCTCGTAGCTAGGTAACTTGATAGCTTTCTCTTGTTCTCTTTTAAGATAGTCTAATTTAACTACTCCAGTTTCTATTCCTGGATTAGCTATTCTCAATGCTTCCTCTGTAGTCCAATCAGTTTCTAAATCACAAAAGTACTTAACGTAGTAGAAGCTATCGTCTTTTATTATTCCCTCAGATACCTTACGACCGTACTCCTCAGTCTTGTAACATATAGACTCTCTATTATATCCAGCAGTAGTAATGGCTATTGTCATTGGCTGTCTCCTACTACCTACCGAAGTAGTCAAGGCATCCCATAGGCTTGAGTCTTTCTGAACAAAGAACTCATCCATACAAATGAAACTAGCATTGTATCCAAACTTACTAGAAGCTTCAGAACTGATAGCCTTGAAAGCTGAGTTGCTTTTCTCGTGGATTATAGAGTTCTTAAATACTTTAAGATTCTTGTTTAGTTGACTATCTGCTCTAACCATTCCACTAGCTACGTCAAATATAATACCAGCTTGTTGTCTATCTCCAGCAGCAATGTAACACTCAGCACTAGGCTCTCCATCGGCTAGTAACATATACAAAGCTATTGCACTTATCAATGTAGACTTACCATTCTTTCTAGGTAGACAAATGTATGCAGTTCTAAATCTTCTAAGTCCAGTATCTCTATACTTCCAACCGAACAAGTCTCTTACTATAACTTTTTGAAATGGCTCTAACTTAAATGGCATTCCTCCTAGCTCTCCCTTAATGTGCTTAATGTGATTCTCTATAAAATAGACTACTCTATCGGCTGCCTTATCATCAAAGTAAAAAGTCTTATCCTCTTTAAGTTTCATATTAGCCTTAGTTGGGATTGATGTTCTTTGATTCGTTTTAAAGCATTATCATAATACTCTTTATCTAACTCATAACCTTCAAAGTCATAGCCTAGATTATGACAAGCAATAGCAATACTTCCAGAGCCTAAATGAGTGTCTAATATCTTATTGCCTTGTTTAGCATTATTTATTAAAAGCCATTCATATAGTTCTACTGGTTTTTGTGTTGGGTGTATTTTACCTTTTTCTTTCAAAACAGATAAACTCCACATCTTAGCTGGTTTCTGTAAACTACTCCAAGCATATTCACACATAGCTAAACTAAAGTCGTGAGGTTGTTTTTTATCCCAAATGAAAAAACCTTGCGTTGGTGGTAAATCAAAATAGTTACCTCCCCAAATAATTTGTTCTTTACTTACTCTAAATAATTCTTTAAAATATTCTTTAGTCGGTATAGAGTTGTCCCATTCCTTTTTATTGTGTTTTTGTCTAACTGGGTTTTTACTTATTCCAATACCGTAAGGAGGGTCTACTATTGCTAAGTCGAATTGATTGTCTTGCATCATCTTCATAGCCTCTAAGCAGTCTTTGTTGTAGATGTTTATCATTAGTCAAAGAAATTAAAATCGTCAGTCCTTTCCTCATCTTGGTCTGGCATACTAAGAGATGCTCTTGAGCTTGGAGTAAATCCAAATTGCGTAGCAATTTTCATCGCATTCTGTAAAGCGTTCTGCATTACTTTATACTTTGGAGCAATCTTACTAGACCTTAACCTTCCATCTTTGTCTACAGTCTGCTCTGTGAAGTTGCCTTGTAACTCTTGAGCTATCTCTCTATAGATTCCTATTTCATTACAGTACGCTGCTAAGATTGATAGGTCAGTTAGATGCAACATCTTAATGTTAGCTAGTTCGTTAGTTACTAAATGCCATTCGTCTGCACCTTGTTGATTAAGGAAGGTAGGAGCTTGAGGCATACTAACAACTGCCGTTGTCTCCATCTCGTTTCCCACCAGCCGAGATTTTTCTAGCGTACCTTTTAGCTCCTTTACTTTTGTTGGTATTTTTTTCCTTCCTTTCATTATAATATCCTTAGTTGACTCTGATGGTTTTTTATTCTCTTAATAGCGTTGTCGTAGTATTCTTTATCAAGCTCATAGCCAGTTAAATCGTAACCTAAATTATGACAAGCTATGGCTATTGAGCCACTACCTAAGTGAGTGTCTAGTATTTTATCTCCCTCATTTGCGTAGTTCATTAGTAGCCACTCGTATAACTTGACTGGCTTTTGTGTTGGATGTATTTTTTGCTCATTACCTTTATTTCTTGCCCTCCTAAAGCATTTAGTATTTTTTTTAAATGAAGTCCAAGCTAATTCGTGAGATGCAAAGTCTGAATTGTAGTCTAATTTATCCCACATTAAAAAACATCTTGTTGCATATAAAAAATCTAAAAAATAATTACCTCCCCAAATTATTTGATTGCTGCTTACTCTTTTTAATTCAATAAAATACTCTTTGCTAGGTATCCCTTTATCCCAATTCTTTTTTTTATTCTTTCCAGTATCATTACGACTTCCCTTTCCCATTGTCATTTTAGCTGCATCAATTCCATAAGGTGGGTCTACTATTGCTAAGTCAAATTCGTTATCTTTCATCAGCTTCATAGCTTCCAAACAATCTTGGTTATGTATTTTATTAATATCCATCTGAACTTAAACTGGTTTTAGTTTGGTAAATCTATACCCATACGATTTAACTTTAATTTTGCGTAAGAAAAATGAAAGCTCCCCCGTGCGTT